TTGAAAAACAAGTCGGCCTTCCGCGAAAGTTATCGCGTTGAATGTGGTCTAGAACCATGCCCTCTTTTCGCGGTCGCAATGGAATCGAATTGATTCTCTTGCATTCCTCACAACAGAAGTTAGAGCCGCGAATGGGCTTGTCTTTGTACATTGGAAGACCACATACGTTACAGAAACAATTGTTGAATTGAGTCATTATTCCCTTCCAACTAGATAGCCATTAGTATCGTGGCAATACCCTTGTTCGATTAGTCTTGCAGCCATCCGACCATAGTGACCCTGTAATTTCCATACTAAGCCTGAGTTAATTCCATCTTGGAATCCCTCAACGATTTCAGATTCGTTTAACTCGCCATTCTCGTATGCCATGATGAAATCTACTCCCATTGTTTTCTCCTCGAAATGGTTATGCAAAACAGCAATTGCACGCTCAACAGGTACGAAAAGCTTCATTGCACCACCACCATATCTCGGCAATCATAGACATAGGATGGAAAGCAAAGCTTGGCTTGTACGGCGAGGGCGAAATCACGACATTGCAATGATGCAATGACGAATGATTCCCAACAACCATTTACCCTACTCCAAGCCATAATCTTGTATCTCATTTTCTATTTCCCTTCTCCCAACGCACTGTCTGGGAATGTAATCGTCCCAAATATCGCGTATACCGCTGTATTCCAGTGCGTTGGGAGAAGGGCCGTCGTATCGGGCGACGGCCCCATGAGGGAGGGGCAGGCTCCCTTAGAATGTTCTATTCATACCCTATTCTCCTTAGTCTTTAGTGATTTTACGCAATACCCATAATTGTCGGACAGATACTCAGAAGCTTCTATGGCAGGGTCCCAATGGTTGTTTACTTGTATTGTAACTTCACTTGGCAATCCCAACTCTTCTTCCGAGGGCATACATTCCAAGTCGCAATCACAATCATCAGTATCCCACACAATGTCATACATAGTCACTTCTTTGGCCATTTCCCTAACTCCCAATTGAATGACTCTAATTGCTCATCCCAATCACCGGTATTGAGTTCCATCGGAAAATCATCGGGATTGCTTTCGTGCTTTTCCCTCCAGTAAGCGTTGAACTTCCTAAGAGATTCCCTATTCGATTCAATAAAATCCATAAGCGTCATTTTCACCCCCTTGCAATCCATGGGATCAGGCTTAGGGAATCCTCCCATGCCTTCAGGGCAATTGCCCTAGCGTCATCTGTTGCGTAGTAATTGTTTTCCCTTTGGTCATTCCACCATGTTTCAAAACAAATGTACTCCAAATCGGAGAGGTTCGGGGCATCGGGATGGTTCGTGTTTTGCTTCATTGTTTGTTCTCCTGTTAAATCATAGCACGTCTTTTCGTTTTGTCAAGCGGTGGCCGGTCAGGGAGTCGAACCCTGAACCCCGAAATCGAGGAGGGGATTTTAAATCCCTTGCGTATACCATTTCGCCAACCGGCCGATGATTCACAATCAATTAACGAATTGTACCTCTACTTCAGATACCTCGAAATAGATACACTCTTGACGTAGAAGCTTTGCGAATACTCTAGCTTGATTTCGCAATGTATCTACTTGAGAAGTAAATGGAACGAATGCAATAATGGAAAGCAATTCGTCGTAAGCTACGCTTCCATTTGCCATGGTGTATGCCCCGTGCACCCTATGCGAAGTGTATCCACCCTCTACTGCAAGGATTTGCTGCAAACATACGTCGATAGTGTCGAGAGGTATCGACTTGCCATCATTGTACTTAGTTGGAAATAATATGGTAACTTTATGCATTGTTCTGTCTCCTGATTTTGTTAGCCCAAAATGCAGTTTCACTATCGGACTTAACCAATGATCTCTGTCCGCATTCCGGGCATGTTTTATATCTTACGTCTTTCCATAATCCGCAATGCAAGCATTTAGGATTCTTACATTGGTAAAAGACTCTCTCCCTTTGATCCGGCCAACATTCAATTCTCATTTCTCAATCCTCCAGTAGCCCGTGATGGAATCGAACCATCGACCTATAGCTTATAAGGCTATTGCTCTAACCGCTGAGCTAACGGGCAATCGCCTTATTATCCCTTGTTATCCAATACTAAGATGATTTTTCTGTATTCATCTTCAGTAAATTGCACACCTCCTACGCAAAAGCTACAACCTACTAATCCATTGCACGACTCGCACAACTTGCACGACTTGCACGACTTGCACGACTCGCACGACTTGCACGACTCGCACAACTCGCACGACTTGCACGACTCGCACGACTCGCACAACTCGCACGACTCGCACGACTTGCACAACCTGCACGACTTGCACCACTCGCACCACTCGCACGACTTGCACGACTTGCACCACTTGCACAACTCGCACGACTCGCACGACTTGCAATGATAGTTGTGATTGATTGATGTCTCAATGAGTTTCAACAATTCTTCTCTAGTCTTACAGGAGAGAACCTCGTCTCTAGTCATAACCCATATCTCCTAACGACTACGTGTTGTGTGTTCGGGGTCGAATAGTTCAGTCTGAGTTAGCATTTGTTATCCAATACTAAGATGATTTTTCTGTATTCATCTTCCGTAAATTGCACATTTCCTACGAAAAAGCTACAACCTACTAATCCATTGCACGACTTGCACGACTCGCACGACTTGCACGACTCGCACGACTCGCACAACTTGCACGACTCGCACCACTCGCACGACTCGCACGACTCGCACGACTCGCACAACCTGCACGACTTGCACGACTCGCACCACTCGCACGACTCGCACGACTCGCACGACTTGCACAACATGCACGACTTGCACGACTCGCACGACTTGCAATGAGAGTTAGGATTGATTGATGTCTCAATGAGTTTCAACAATTCTTCTCTAGTCTTACAGGACAGAATCTCGTCTCTAGTCATAACCCGTATCTCCTGTTAAAGCGAAGTGTTCGCCAGTAAGCGTACCATAGCTTTCTGGCTTTGTTAATATGCCGTCGTTTTCGTTTTCCATCCGGCATGATAATGGACCTCTATTCTATTCAATTATACAACGCATTAGTCAATAGTCAAGACGAAATCTTTTTCGATTCTTCGGCAACGATTGCACGCATACGTAGTATAATGGTTAAATTAGACTGCGAATCTCGTAGGAGGGCTATTAGAGCGGTCCAATTGGATAGGTGATTTGATATCAATAGGTTCGTTGGAACGCACTAGCAGCCCTCCAGCGAGGTCGCCATTAGAGGGGATAATATACCACTAATGGGGTAATATATCTATATGTGGTATGATGTGGACAACCACATACAAGATATGGTGTTGACTGCCATTTTGGCAGGTGACTGCCATTTTGGCAGGTTTGGCATTACAAAGACTGCCATTTTGGCAGTCGTTAAGGCGGCTTAATAGTTAATGGACCTTAATGGTTAAGGGACCTTAATGGTTAATGGACCTTAATGGTTAAGGCATATTAACTATCATATATGACGGGCATGGGTTGTAGTGTAATTGAACACTTGAACCCCCCATTAGTATTGGTTATACTGTGTGTTAATCAACGCTTGACGGCTCGTCATGTGCCAACGCACGCACGCACGCACGCAAGCGAAGTATAATGGATGTAAATAGTTGCATAGGGGGGTCCAATGTCCGAAAGTCTTTCCAACCCCCCTGGGGGGTCCGAGCCTTCTCTCAATAGACTAGCCCCCCCTCGCCCTACTATTAGAATTGCTAATAATGCCATTAGCTTTCCTTATCGTGTCGATTTTATAGACACAGTGTAGATGATCCCCGCCTTGCTGTCCAGATCGAAGTCAATAGCCTATCATTCATTCATTCATTCTCTCTTTAATTCAGTCAATAAAAAATGTTAATTAAATAGACTATAATGTTTATTAAAGTGAATAGTTACATAATATGAATATAACAATATATTCGTGACAGATATTGAGATGGACTATGCCACTGACAGACCCTCTTGTTTTTAGTCTGTCACGTATATCATTATATCATGTCGCAACTCCTTAACTAGTAAGGATTTACGAATTCTCCCTAAACACATTTTAAACATGATTAAATTCCTCAAACCAAAAAAAACCGTACCCCCTTATATAAAAGAAAAAAATGGGAAGCTGGAGGAGGCTCTAATTTCCTGGAAAACGAAAATGTGTGGACAGGGTGGATTGAGGGATTTAAATATGACAAATAGATGAATGATATTATAATATTACTACTACTTAACTACTTACACACACACTACTTACTACACTCCCTCCCTATGTTATATAAATATACGTGATAGACTAATTCTCTGTGGCCTGTCACTGGTCTGCCTTGTCTGTCATGTTATAACAATATAAACAACTCGGAACTTTTGACAGAATGACAGTCGTTTAAAATTTGAAAACTGTATGCCGTTTTTAAATTTGACAAATGTTTAGTTCGTATTACAATGGTACTTCGTTACTGAATTTAATTACATTTGGAGATTAAGATGCACACTAGAACTAAATGCCTAAGTAAAAATTGTGAGCGAGAAGCCTCTTGTCGTGGGTTATGCTGGTCATGTTACCAAACTGCTATACGATTAGTAAGAGCTGATAAGTATACTTGGGAGCAGTTTATTGAGATGGGTTTAGCATTGAAGGGAAAGAGAACTACTAAGGATGGAGCATTTACATCGTCTGTAGCAGAAGTTAAAAGAAAGCTTGATAATAATATTAGACTAGTTCCAGAGATGGTTAATAGCCGAATGCCAATTGGACAGCCAATAGTGAATGCTGCTACTCCTATAAGTCTTCCCAATCCAAATAAGCCATATTGGGAAATGACCCCCCAAGAGAAGGAGGCTTGTGATGCTTTGAAAGAGGCTGAAAATCAAGTTGACAAAGCAGTTGAAAGTGAGTAATCTAATATGAATTGGTCGATTCAAAAATTACGTTCCCTTTTCTCTAGGAGAGAAACCATGAGTGATGAACAAGTTCAGAGTGATCCCGCCCCCGTCAAGAAGGTTCGCAAGCCCGCTGGACCGCGAGTATCGAATGAGGATTACGTTCGGGCGTACAAGGCCGCCGCGTCGTATGAAAGCCTTGCCGCGTCCCTTGGTCAATCCAAGGCCGCTGTGGAGGCTCGCGCTCGCAAGTTGCGAAAGGCTGGCGTTCAGCTTGCTCCTTATGCCAGCAAGCGTAAGGCCGCTGCCGTAGTGGACGTGGAAGCCCTTAACGCCATCGTCTCCCAGTAAGCCCCCCAATATCCTTGGATCGGTTCGCACGAACGGTCTATGCGACCAGCGGGCAACCGATCCAAGGTTTTTTTATTATGCCCAATTACGACTTTGAATGTAAGAGTTGTAAGATAGAGTTTGTGGCATTCTATCCTATGGATACTAATACACCTGTTGAATGTCCATACTGCAATAAGAAGGATTCATTCAAGATATTTCGGCACGCACCCGCAGTGCTAAATAGTAATCCTCCTGGTAGTGCTCGTTATATGCGTGGACAATGTAGGAGATAGCAATGCCATTTTCATCTGAGAAGCAGCGACGCTACATGCATTCACAACATCCTGAAATTGCTGATAGATGGGAAAAGGAAGCTAAGAAGTCTGGTAAGCCTGCTATTAAGAAAAAGAAGAAGGGATTTCGTAAGGACGGAAAGTAATGCTTACTCAAGATCAAGTTAAAGCAATTCGTGCTCGATACATGACAGGGGAGAAGATATCGGCATTAGGTAGAGAGTATGCATGTGGACGCTGCACTATTGATAGGCATGTAAAGGATTTAAGACATAAAGTGTCTATCGAGATGGATGAAGAGAGTAATGCTAAAATTACTTCTGAGGGTAAGCAACAAAGTTATCGTGAAAACTTAGCATGGGCAATTGATGCTGCTGGAGAGTTTATACGAACAAAGAACGCACCAAAGACTTGTCCTAATAATTCTGCATGGTTTCTTTATTGTCAGGCAATTAAAGACCCTAAAGATTTTCATGCTAAGGTTAGTTCCATAGAGAAGGGTGCTGATGATGCATTAGATAAGGAAGTAATCAAAAGCACTAGAAAGACTCTTGGCGAAATTGAACATTTCTTAGAGAGATTAGATGAAAAAGAAAAAGACAAAGCCCCAGCCAGAGTTAGTAACGAAGTGCGACAACTGCAAGGCGGAACTGGGGCGAACGTGTAATCGAACAGATATGTCCGCGATATGTGCCGCTGGAGAGGGCTTATTTATTAAGTGTTTTCCCAATGGATTGACACCCAGATTTTTTTGTTCTTGTAAATGCAAAAATGAATTCGTTAATCGAATTTAATAAATGAATACACTCTCGGTATTTAATCATCACGCACCAAAGACTCTCAGAGAGAATCTTGTGTGGCGTTCTAGAGTTATGAAGAGTGTAATAAATGATCCTAGTGTGGTTCAATATTATAAGGAAGCTTGTGAACGCGATCCATTATTCTTTATAAATGGATTCTGCTGGACGTATGATCCTAGATGTACTGACTCTCCAAAACTTCCATTCATTCTATATGAGTTCCAAGAGCAAGCTGTAATTGATATTATATCCGCCATTGGTTCAAATGACTTGCTATGTGAGAAGAGTCGTGATATGGGTGCAAGCTGGATTATGATTGCATCATTCCTTTGGTGTTTTTTATATGTCGATGGGTTCTCTGGTTTATTTGTTTCTCGTGTTGAGGAGTATGTTGACAAGACAGGTAATCCAAAAGCATTGTTTTGGAAATTAGATTACCTGATGAGTGGATTGCCCATGTTTATGCGTCCACTGGGATATAGTGAGGGATTACATAGATCAAGACTACATATTGAAAATCCAGAGAATGGTGCGGTGATTGATGGAGAATCCACAACAGGCAATGTGGCTCGTGGTGATAGACGAACAGCAATACTATTGGACGAATTCGCTGCCGTTGAACAAGGTCATAGAGTGTTGTCTTCCACTCGTGACTCCACAAACTGCCGTCTTTTCAATTCAACTCCTAACGGGGTTAATAATGCCTTCTATGACATTCGGCAAACTGGAATTAAAAGATTAACTCTCCACTGGTCTAATCATCCAAACAAGAGACTTGGATTATATACAACTTCCGATAAGGGTAGTCTTAAGGTAATTGATAAGTACAATTACCCCATAGACTATCATTGTATATTGGATGGAAAGATCAGGAGTATGTGGTATGATGAAGAATGCAAGAGGGCTTCTTCTTCGCAAGAGATTGCACAAGAACTTGATATAGATTATCTAGGTAGTGGATTTCAGTATTTCAATTCGGCATCCATTAACCAAGCAATAAGAGATAGTGCTAGACCGCCAATGTTAATTGGAGATTTGGATTATGATTCTCTTACAAGTGAGCCAACTAAATTCAATGAATCTTCGGGGGGGCATTTGCGATTATGGTGCCTGCTTGATGGAAAGGGCTCTCCTCCATTGGACCATAAATATTCACTGGGCGTTGATGTGTCAGCCGGGACTGGTGCCTCTAATTCATGCCTAGCTGCGTATGATATGACAACTAACTGTAAGATATTGGAGTATGTTAATGCACACATTCGACCAGAGCAATTCGCAAAACAAGCAGTCGCCATTGCAAAGTGGCTTGGCAATGCGTACCTCATTTGGGAGTCTGGAGGACCAGGACGACAATTCGGATCGAGAGTTGTGGAGCTTGGATATGGGAACATTTACCTCAGACGAAGGGAAGAAGCATTATCTGGAAAGGTATCGGATATCCCGGGAATCGTAACTACTAGGGAGGGTAAGACTATATTTCTTGGGGAATATCGTGCAGCCGTTGAATGCGGAGATTGTGTTAATAGATCGAAGGAGGCATTGCTTGAGTGTCTGGAATACATATTTGCTCCAGATGGTGGCGTTGAACACTCTAAATCGTGCGGAAGACTTGATCCTTCTGGTGCAAGGGCCAATCACGGAGATAGAGTAATAGCTGATGCATTGGCGTGGAAAGCATTAAGAGAAAGGATACATGCTCCAATTAAGGAAGAAAAGATAATCCCAGTTGGATGTCTGGCGTGGAGAAATAAAAAACGAGAGCAAGATAAACTTACTTTATCGAAGGATGGTTGGTAATATGATTAAGAATCCACTTAGCGAACAGCAATGGAGTCGCCTTAAGGCAGGTATTATTTGGAGCGAGAGGCAGCTAGAGTTTCCAAAGCGTAAGAGACTTCAGGCAATACGTGACTTTGTTGGATATCACTATTCTGAAGGCGGTGCCGAACGTAGGGTTCCCGTTCCCATGCTTGCTCTTGCAGTCCAGATTTACCTTCGTATATTGGCATCTGGACAGCCAAGAGCCCTTGCCACCACCAAGAAGCCAGAGTATAAGCCAACTGCCGCGAATCTGGAGTTAGCTATTAACCAGATTCCCCAAGAGATCGGATTGAATAATACTCTTCGTAAGTGTGTTCAGGAGGCTCTGTTTTCTCTCGGAGTTGCAAAGGTTGGTATTACTAAAGTTGGTAAGGCATTGGAACATGACTATGGGCAGACTTTTGTTGATATGGTTCCAATTGATGATTACTTTCTTGATATGTCCGCAAAGCAACTTCATCAGATTGCGTATGAAGGGAACACTTACTGGTTAGACTATAAGGAAGTCAAGGAGTCTGGTTGGCTAGATAAGGACTCTAGTGCAGACCTGAAGCCAGATGAATATTCTGTTGTCGGTCCCGCTGGAGAGAATCGTGCAGAGCAAGTGTCGGCGGACGCTTCTGCCGATCAGTATAGGGATCGTGTGTGGCTTAGGGATGTGTGGCTACCAAAAGAAGGTTTGATCCTTACTATGGGGACTATGACACAGACTCTATTAAAGGTTACTGAGTGGGACGGTCCAGAGTGTGGACCTTACCATAAGCTTGGATTCTCTGACGTACCAGGAAACCTACTTCCTTTACCTCCAGTTTCTCTATGGAGAGACTTACATGAATTGTCCAATAAGCTATTCCGTAAGCTTGGAAACTCTGCTGAAGCCGCAAAGACAGTAATGGGTTTCCAGGGTGGTGAGGACGAGACAGTACAAAACTTTAAGAAGTGTAGTGACGGCGAGGGAATGCGTTATAGTGGTGCCCCACCAGTGCCCCTTAAGACTCCTGGTGTTGACAATCCCACTCTAGCATTCTACCTTCAATGTCGAGACTTGTTTTCTTACTATGCTGGCAATCTAGATAACCTTGGTGGATTGGAGCAACAGTCCCAGACACTTGGGCAGGATAAACTTCTTAGTGCTGCCGCTGGAGCACAGATGAAGGACATGCAAGATAAAGTCGCAATCTTCATCAGAGATATTTTCCGTTCTATTGCACATTACGAATGGAATGATCCAGTCAAGCGTAGAATGCTTGAGAAGCCTATTCCCGGTACTGATACTACTATTCAGGTTGAGTGGAATAGGGATTCTAAGAAGGGTAAGTTTGATATGTATGATCTTGATTTGGATATCTATTCACTTCAAGATAATTCACCTGGAGTTAGATTGCAGAAACTTGGTGTGATTATGCAGCAATATATCATGCCACTAGCTCCTCAAATTCAACAGGCTGGAGGGACTATTGATGTGCAGAAGATCATTAGTCTTGTTGCTAAGTATTCCGACTTCCCTGAGTTAAGTGAAGTTGTTACGTTTAGCGATCAACCTGGTAATGGACCGGCACAAGGCCAGCCATCTGGACAGCCTCAGAATACTACCAGAACTTACGAACGTACTGGTGGGTCTGGAATGAGTAGACAGGGTGCCGATGAGACTTTGACTCAGCAACTAATGGCTCAGCAAGGTCCAAATGGCGGGGGTGGTAATGGATGAAAAATGATCTAGTAGTATGGAGATATTTTATGTTCTGTCCTAGATGCCTAGCTCCAATTGATGCCTCATCCCAGGAATGTCTATGCGAAATATGCGGATGGTTTGGTGATGTTTCTGAGGCCAGCGTAGAGCAGGATTTTAGTTCTTTCAATCCAATGCGATCAGCAATTGCTATTATGCAATTATATAGAGAACAGTGTAGGAAGGAACTCATAGCAGATCAGATGTATGATTCTGGTGAAGCGAATGAACAAGATATTAAAATTGTTCAAATTGCATTACAAGAAACAGTTAAGAGCATTGTAGAAATGTTCTGTACTTTGAGACAACACTATACCACTTGTCCAATAGAGAAACTAACAGCGGAACCTAGTGGTGCAGTTTCCTGGCCAGAAGAATGGAGTGACCACGTTTATAATGGATGCGATGATGCTTGCGAATATTTAATAGGTCAATGTAATTGTGGTTCATTTCATACAGAGGATGAACAATGGGTCATTGACAAGTTGAAACTTCATAGGGCTGTTATTGACAAATCTCATTGTGAGAAAGATTAGGTGCCAATTTTTATTTGACTTACTCCCTCATAGTGGGTATAATAAAACCATGAGTCGCCATTATAAGCTTGACAAAGAAAATCATTGCTTGGTTGAAATCTCAAGGAATGAGTCCAAAAGGACACGAAATGCTCTTGGGGCTGGTTGGCCCCGCACTTGTTGGGCTAGCGGGGTTGGTTCAAATCAGGCTCAGGAATTAAGAGATTTCTTTAAGAGTCATGGCGAGTCGGTTGAAGTGACTGGTGGTGGCGACCCAATTTATACGAGTATGAGGCATAGGAAGAAATGCCTCGCTTTACGTGGAATGCATGACAAACGATCCTTTAATTGAAGAGAACAAACATGGCCCTAGCTGACGAAACAGTATCAGAATTAAACGAAGCTATTGAAGCCGCTACTACTAAGGTGGCAGAAGAAGATACTGAGACTACTCAGGAAACTTCGACTGCCGCCGTTGAGACAGAGGTTGTTGACGATGGACAATCAACCGAAGTTAGTGACACCACAACTACCGAACCTGTTGTCAATACTGAAGTCAAAACTGGAGTTAGCGACGAAGCCCTTACTCGTGCAATCCGTGCCGGATTGTCCTACGCAGATGCCAAGTCGTTTCAGTCTGACGAATCGCTCAACCGAGTTACTGAGAGCATTGAGGCTGCGAAACGGCCAACTAAGCAGACTGATGCAACAGTTGAGACAACCCAAGAAGATATTTTAGCCAGCCTTCCTACACTTGATCCTGAAGTTTATGATGAGGGCGTTATCAAGATGTATGATGGGCTTG